CGGCAACTGAAGATATTTATTCTCGTTTCAGGGTGAACAATTCATCAAATAAAGGTTATACATATTGGTATAATACAACCGGTACAGAGATACACCACACTTTAACCGACTCTATTAATATTTATCTAAATGCTGGTGACGATATGGGAGTTACAATTTCCGGAAGCGGAAATGCAGATGTATATTTAGGGCCGGGTGAAAGTAGATTTAGCGGTTTCCTAATAGGCTAGCAAAACAAACAACAAGGAGGCAAGTATGCCAGACATAACAATTACTTTAACAGACACACAATACAAAGGCTTAGAATCTATTTGTCTTTCCCCACAAGATTGGGCTGACAATGCGGTTTCTGAAAGAGCTAGAATAGCTAACGATGAAATCATCTCAATGTATACCAATCGTGCATTAGATGAAGGCGTAGCTATACCAGCAACAAGAGAGTTAATCGTAGCAGATGCTTTCACAAGAGGCTGGGCTAAGACAGCCGCACAAGTAAACGCTGAAGCAGAAGCCGCTTCAGAAACACCTTAAAGGATAAACACATGGCAGGTTATATAGGTTCAAAAGCATCTGTCGTAAGCAGTGGTGCTGAACACAAAAAGACTTTTACCATCACTGGTGCAACGACAAGCCTTACTGGTTTGAACTACACAGTAGGTAAGGTTCACGTATTCCAGAATGGTGTACGCTTAGTAGACGGCACAGACTATACAGCTACGAATAGTACTACAATTACTCTTACTGTGGCCGCACAAAGTGGTGACAATGTAGTTGTTATATCACAGGCATCTTATCAGGTAGCACTCTCAGGTATTGACGATCAGTCAAACGCCACGGCAATCACGATTGATAGTTCAGAGAACGTTGGGATTGGGACTAGCTCGCCAACAGTTATAAATACTGATGCTGGTATAGTTTTAGATGTAGCAAACACTGCTACGACAGGTACTACAGCAGACAATGCCGAAATTGTTCTAAGAAGTACGAGCAGATTTACTGGTTTAACTTTTAAAACACCAAATGATAAAGCATCTACAATTAATTTTGGAGATACTGATGATTCTGATGTTGGTATAATTCAATACAACCACTCTAATAACGCTATGTCATTTACTGCTAATGCTTCAGAACGTATGCGCATAGACTCATCAGGCAGAGTGTTGGTGGGTAAGACTGCATCAGGTATGACTGCTAATGGAGTAGAACTTAGAACTGGTGTTACAAATGATTATGCTTTTACAGCTACTTCTTTAAACCAACCTGTATTGTTGCTCAACAGACAGACAGATGATGGTATGATTATAAGGATGCGTAAGGCTAACTCGGATGTAGGTAATATTGGTACTGCAGATGGTAATTTACTATATATATGCTCAAATGGAAATGGAATAAAGATAGCAGCTCCTTCGTCGGGTGTAGATGCTTTTGGACCTGCTACTACCACTGGTAACAATAGAGACAATACAATGGATATAGGTTGGTCTTCTAATAGATTCGACGATATCTACGCAACCAACGGCTCAATCCAAACATCTGACTTCAACGAGAAGCAAGACATAGCATCACTTACAGCAACAGAAATGCTAGTAGGTAAACGCATCTCAGCACTGTTCAAGACATTCAGATGGAAAGACAGTGTAGCTGAGAAGGGCGATAATGCTCGTACTCATACAGGTGTCATAGCTCAAGACGTACAGGCGGCTTTCACAGCAGAAGGTTTAGATGCTGGTGACTACGCATTGTTTATCTCAAGCACATGGTGGGAAACACAAACAGAAGTACCAGCAGTTGAAGCTGTAGCTGAAGTAACTGATGAAGACGGCAACATAACTACAGAAGCAGTTGAAGCAGTAGATGCTTACACTCGTACTGACACATACGAAGTAGAAGATGAAGCACCAGAAGGCGCAACAGAAAGAACTAGACTAGGTATTCGTTACCCAGAGTTACTATCTTTTGTAGCCGCATATAACGAACAACGATTTGCTTCCATTGAGGCAAGACTAACAGCATTGGAGGCTTAGAATATGTCAGGTTACATAGGCACACAGCCAGTACCACAGGCCACACAGACAAGAGATAGCCTTATAGCTACATCTGGGCAGACAACATTTGCTACTGGTGGTTACACACCCCAGTTTCTAGATGTGTACCTTAATGGAATCTTCCTAAGTAATGGCGCAGATTATACAGCCGCCAATGGTTCTGACGTTGTTTTAGCATCAGGTGCAGCTACAGGTGATATACTTGATGTTGTAGCCTACAGCACATTTGAAGTAGCCAACGTATCTGGTGGTGGCATGTTCAAGGGTGACAACGGAACAGTCGGCTCACGAGCAGGTGACATCTTTCGAGTTAATGAACAAGAGCTAAACGCTAACACAACAATTGACGCAGATGAAAATGCTAGTGCTACAGGGCCACTTACTGTAGCATCGGGTATTACTCTGACAGTCAATGGAAACTTAACGGTGATATAGATGAGTACATTACAAGTTGAAAATTTAATAGGACAGACATCTGGGTCTAATGCAAACAAGGTGATAATACCAAGTGGTCAAACATTGGATGCCTCTGGTGGGACGTTAGTGCCTTCTATTGGGCAAATTCTTCAAGTAAAACATTTTATAAGCCCGACAACTAGTGGAGAAATTGTAACAACTTCAAATTCAGCTTTTTTGGCTAGTGGGGTTTTAGTAGATATTACACCTAAAGATTCCTCGTCTTTGATAATTGTTAGAGTAGATTTGCAATCTAAAAACAGTACTGGTATCACATCAGACGGTTTAGTTATGAGAATTCAGAGGGACGTTTCTACTCGTATTGGTGTAGGCCAAAATTGTGATGCTTTTTTTCATAGTTCAGGAACAAGTAATCACAACCAACATTTTCAAATGAGTTTTTCAGCTAGTGAAACAGCTAACAACACAACAAGTCGAAGATATGAAGTTTATTTTCGGTCTTTTGGAGGAAACGCAGCTGGTATTAATTACGATTGGGGAAATCAAACAATGACTGTTATGGAGATCGCACAATGAGTATATTAAAAGTCGATAGTTTAGTTGAGAAGACCAGTGGCAATGGTGTGCATATTCCAGGGCATGTTATACAGACAGTTAATAGCAGTACATCTGCCGATTTTTCAACAACCTCAACAAGTATGCAAACAGTTTTAAGTTGTTCCATAACACCTAAATTTTCTACAAGTAAGGTGTTAATAAATATAAATGCTATGCTATACAAAAGTGGGACAGGTACTGGATCTACAGGTGCTTCATTTATGACTATTTATAGAGATGGTTCGGCAATACCAGAGGCAAACTTTCCACAAGATGGTGGAACAAGCACGGCTCATGCCTATGCATGGTGGTTCACTGCCGCAACTGAAAATATCTATCATATGTCAAGATCATATATAAATGCACCTTCTACTTCTTCTTCTACTACCTACTCATTCTTAATGAAAACAGGTGCTGGGCAAACCACAAATTGTTATTCTGGTGTTCAAATGATACTACAGGAGATCGCACAATGACCAGTATAATAAAAGTCGATACTCTACAGAAAGCCAATGGTGGTACACCAACAGCGGCTGACTTAGGGATTAATACATCAGGTACAGTGTTACAGGTTGTTAATGAATATTCCACCAACCAAGTATCATCAACTACATTATCTCGTATTACTCTAAATAGTTTATCAGTAACACCAGTAGCAACAGGAAGTAAGTTTTTAATACAGTTTTTCTTGTATGCTAATTGGGGGCCAGCTCATAATGGATTTGGGGCATACATGTATAGAGACTCTAATGAAATAGCTAAGTCTGGTAATCAACATTCTATATATACAAATGCAATCTCTGATCAATATTTAGGGGGAGCGTGGAGCTACATAGACAACACAGGTAGTACTGCTGGAACAGCTATTACCTTTGATCTAAGAGCCAGAAACTATCAAACGGCTAACGTCAATTATAGTCACGCAACCCAATCTAGGGGTTTTATCATAACAGAAATAGCAGGCTAAAGGAGGCCGATTAAAATGACAACAATATCAACAGCATTATCAGAACTAGGCGTTACAGAGTGGGTACTCCGTGGCGAACCAACAACAGAAGCTGAGTTCACAAGCATGTACGCCAAAGTAACAGGCGCAGATGCAAATGGTTCAGCAATAGAAAGCCAAGACCCGTCTGATTGGGGTACAACTTGGTCAGCAGTATCAGCTAAGAAAGATGAACTCATTGCGGCTGAACCTATGAAGCTACTCAGAGCAGAACGTGATCGTTTGATTGCAGCTACTGATTGGTGGGCAGGGTCTGATCGTACAATGACTTCTGCACAGACTGCATACAGACAAGCACTACGTGACATTACATCAAGTGCAACTTCACTAGATGATGTGACGTGGCCTACAAAACCATAAGGAGTAACTTATGACTAAAGCTAGACAATTAGCAGACTTGGGTAACG